AAATATTAAGAATAATTTTTCTATTACTTCACCCCAGCCCCACCCAGAAACGATAGAAGAATTTGGATCATTGCGACAGAAATTTTGAGTAAAAGGTCAATAAAAAATACATTCAAAATTAAACGATGGATTATGAATAAGAAACGATACAAATTTATACATTTATTTATTTTTATGTTATAATTGAAACAAGCAAATTATTTGCTTAATTATTTTTATAAAATAAAGAGGTGTATAATAAAATGACAGAAGAAAAAATCATTAAAGAAGAACCAACAAATGAAGAAACAGAACAACCAGAAAAAATTGAAAGTGCAGAAGATGTTGTAACTGAACCTGAAAAAGAAGTTACAGAAGAAAAATCAGAAGCGTTTGTACAATTAGAACAACGTATATCTTCTTTAGAACAAAGATTAAATAACTTAGAATCACAACCACAACCAACCGAACAACCATCAAATGATCCAAACTTTGAAGATAAAACACAACCTACTGAAGTTGATGATGATCAAGAAACAGATGGTATTGAATCAAGTGAAGAAATTAAAGAAATGTTAAATTTATAAGGAGTGAAAAATATGGGTTTATTTACTGGTAATGAAATGCGTGGTATGACACATGCTAATTATGAAGATTCACGATTAAACAAATCAAGAGAATTAAACGAAAATATGAGTATTGCAACATCAAAATCAGAAGATGAATATGGTAGACAAGTTCATTCATTAACAAAACAATCATATAATGATGATTCAGTACAAGATGTATAAGGAGGAAATAAATAATGCCAACAAAAAAGAAAGATATACCAACTTTAATTGCAGATTCAGCAAAAGCATCATTACAAGATTTTAACCATGATTATGGTAAACAATGGACTTTTGGTGAGAATTGGTCAAATGTTAATACAATGTTTGAAACATATGTAAATAAATACCTATTTCCAAAAATAAATGAAACATTATTGATTGATATTGCTTTAGGAAATCGTTTCAATTGGTTAGCTGAAGAACAAGATTTTATTGGACAATATTCTGAAGAATATGTCATTATGGATACAATTCCAATTGAAATGAATTTATCTAAATCTGAAGAATTAATGTTAAAACGTAACTATCCACAAATGGCTACACGTTTGTATGGTTCCGGAATAGTTAAAAAACAGAAATTTACACTTAATAATAATGATGTTCGTTTTAATTTCCAAAAACTAGGCGATGCAACTAATTATGCTTTAGGTGTATTACGCAAGAAAATATCAGATATTAACGTTCAAGAGGAAAAAGAAATACGTGCAATGATCGTTGATTATGCAATTAATCAATTGAATGATTCAAATCGTCGTACTGCTTCATCTAAAGAAGATTTAACAGAACGTGTATTTGAAGCAATCTTAAATATGCAAAATAACAGTGCAAAATATAATGAAGTAAATAAAGCAAGTGGTGGAGCTGTAGGACAATATACAACTGTATCAAAATTAAAAGATATTGCTATATTAACTACAGATTCACTTAAATCATATTTACTTGATACGAAAATAGCTAACACTTTCCAAATGGCAGGCATTGATTTTACAGATCATGTTATTAGTTTTGATGATTTAGGTGGTGTGTATAAAGCAACACAAGATATTACACTTGCAAATGAAGATACAATCAATTACTTACGTGCATTTGGTGATTATCAAGCTATGATTGGTGATGTTATTCCAACAGGTTCAGTGTTTACGTTTGATGTAACAAACTTAAAAGAGTTTAGTGGAAAAGTAGAAGAAATTAAACCAGATGGTGAATTATTTGCATTTATTTTTGATGTTAATGGTTTAAAATATAAACGTAATACAAAAGGCATGCTAAAAGAACCATTTTATAATGGTGAATTTGATGAAGTGACACATTGGATTCATTATTATTCATTCAAAGCCATGTCACCTTTCTTCAATAAAATTTTAATTACTGAAAAACCACAAGAAGAACCAGAAGAAACAGAAGCTACAGAATAATAAAGGAGGCTTTTAGACCATGAATTATTTAGATAATGATTTTATCGGAAAAAATAATAATGGTGGTTTAAAAGTTGAATTGCCAGAAGATATTGACCGACGAATTATGGAACATAGAAACCGATTTCGTCGGTTAATTTTTAATCGTTACGTTGAATTTTTACCACTACTTATTAATTACACCAATCAAAAAAGTGTTGGTATTGACTTTTTACAACTTGAGATTGCATTAAGACAAGGGTATCAAGTTGTGGTTGGTAAAGCTAGAAATGGTGTCATTATGATATTAGGTTATATTCAATCTATGTATTATAAAAATGGTAACGATTTTATCAATAACTTCAATTTAACTTTTAACAGACGATTAACTCAAGATGATATTACATTTATCATTCCAGAATATTTAAGACCAGAATATGCGTTAGAAATTGAATACTATGACAATTGTCAAAGTGGTGATTTTATTGTATTACGCAATAAACCTATTAATATAAATAATGATTATAAAATTATAGAACATTATTGTGATGAGTTAGCAGAAATTATATTAAGTCGTTTTTCACTTATTATGCAATCTAAATTTAGTAAAATATTTTTATCTGATATTCAAGATGAAACAATAAACCAATTTATTAATAAATTGTATAATGGTGCACCTTTTATTAAAACAGATCATTATATTGATCCTCTTGAAGATATCATTGATTTGGGTAGTGATTTTGTAACTACTGCTTTAGTTGAGATGAAAAGAGAGTATCAAAACAAAGTCAGTGAGTTATCAAATTTCTTAGGTGTCAATTCACTTGCAGTAGATAAAGAAAGTGGTGTCAGTGACACTGAAGCCAAATCAAACCGTTCATTTACTACATCAAATAGTAATATTTATTTAAGAGGTCGCTACCCTTTTGAAATGTTGAACCGTCGATTCAATTTAGATATTCATGCCTATTACGATGATGAAGCTATTTCTGAAATGGATATTATGAACCTAAAAACTGATAATTTTGGTGGTGGTTCGAGTGAGTAAATATACAACAACGCTATATGAAATCATTGAAAGTGAATTGCAGCATTTAGGACTAAATGAATTTGTAAATAATGATAGAATTAGTTTTAATAATTCAGAATATGTGTTTATGCAAAAAATGTTGTATTTTGATGATGATGTCAAACAAATTGTAGATAGGGTATTTTTTAAAGGTTTTATGTTTAATGATGAACGTATTGACCGATATTTTAAAGAAAGTTTTACATTGCGTTTTTTATATAGAGAAATTGGCAGACAAACCGTTGAAGCGTTTGCAAGTCAAGTTTTATATATTACAATGACACATGAAGATTATATATATCGTGTCTATGGTTCAGATATGTATAAATATATTGAACAAGTCACAGATACACAGTCAACAGATATTGGAAAAGCATTAGAAAACGCAATCGAACAGGGACAAACGAAAGATAGACAACAAGATAAAGGTCATGAAGAATATAAAGATTATGAAGATACAATCACAAAAAGTTTTGATGATAATCGTACTGCTGAATCTACATTACCACAATCAAAAGTTAATATTGATGTAGATAATACAGTGCTTGATTATGCAGATACAAATACCATTTCAAGAGATAAAAAAACCAGTGAAACAGTATCAGAAAAGACGGGTACGAAAGATAATACATTTGATTCATTAAGAAATGGTGAAAGTGACACAAAACGTAATACACAATCACAAAATGAAATGAATCGTACAGGATTAACAAAGCAGTACTTAATTGATAACTTACAAAAATTATATTCCATGCGTGATACAATATTTAAAACATATGATAAAGAATGTTTTTTGCACATATGGTAGGAGGATAAAATATGTATATTAAAAACGGTCGAATTAACTATAATAATTTATATGAGTATAGACGTGGTTTGTCACGTTTGCCATTTTATACAGATAATGCAGATTATAATACAAATTCAAAGTCGTATTATGATTACTTAGCACGTTACAATGGTTTTATTTTTGAATTATGTGATTTTGTTAATGGTTTAGCTGATGATATTCAAAAAATGAAAGACACATACGAGGCATTAACATTATCAAATACAGATGTAACTTATACAGTCGGACAAAAAGGTGATTTTGATACATTGAATCATTGTTTTGAACATATTGAAGATTTAATTGTACAACCAAAATCTATACGTGTGATATTACTTAAAGATTACATGATGCGTGAACAATTATTCTTACGTGATAAACGTTATAATCATATTACGATTACATCAGAAAATGATATTGTTGAAGCTTATGAAACTGAATTAAACCGTCAAGTTGAAATAAAAACAAATCCAATTTTTAGAGTAAAACCACTATTTTATGGTATTAATTCAACATTCCCTAAAATTGATTTTAAACTTCAAAACAAAGATTTTTCAGATAGTATTAACTGTGGTTTTTTAATGGATAATACAACGTTTGAAATGACTGAACGTGGAGGTTCTACACATTTTAACTTTATAGGATTATGTGGTGTCAATGGTTCACATATTCAAGCCAATTATTGTGATTTTTCCTATAATGGAAATAGAGAACAATTAGAAGAATATAATAACAGTCAAAATATGTACGGTGACGGATTAAGAATATTTAATTCATCACTTACAGGAAACTATATGACAGTAAATAGATGTGGTGAGATTGGAATTCATTTCTCACATGGTGCAAGTGGTTACATTGATTACACGGAAGCACGATTCAACGGACATCATGGTTTAATGGTAACAACAGGATCACAAGCCAGTGCAAGAAATTGCAAAATCACTGATACGATTGATGATAATGTTGTTAGTTATGCGTCAAGTGATATTGATTTAAGATATTCAGATTGTTCCAATTCACAAACAACGTACGGTGTCATTGCAACACGTTCATCAAATATTAACTTTGATAAAGGGATTGCTAATGGCTGTGGTGCTAGTGGTATTATGGCAAATAGGGGTTGTTCTATTGATGCTACAGGTGCAACAGCTTCACGTAATAAATGGCATGGTGTGATAGCAAGTAACAACTCAAAACTTGATTTCACAAATGGTAATGCTAATGAGAATGGACTTGATGGTATTCAATGTACACATGGTTCAACGGTACAAGCAAGATTATCAACAACCAATGGAAATAAACGTAATGGTGTACTTGCCTATGCAGGTGATGTTTATTGTCAATTGATTAATTGTGACGGAAACGGTCGTCGTGGTTTAGAATCAACACGTGGTGGTTATGTTGCTGCATATGGTGCAAAAGTATCACGTTCAAAAGATGATAACGTATTAGCTTATGGTTCAGTGATTTCTGTTAATGAAGCAGTCATTGAACGTGCAGGGCGTAATGGTATTGAAGCAACACGTGGTGGACAAATATTTGCAGATAGAATCACAATCACAGGTAGTGGCGATTTTGGTATTTTGGCATATGCGTCTAAAGTGTTTGCCGAAGCGTCAAATATTTCAGGCACTAAAAATGAACCTGTTTATGCAACACGTGGTGGTGAAATAACTTGCTTTGGTTCAAATATTTCAAGTAACAAAACGGTTTATAACGTGTATAATGGTAGTAGGATATTTACAGATAAAGATCATAAATATTCTACAAATGTTGAACCAAATACAATGCAAAGTAAAGGGTTCATTGTACAAGGGTAGATTATTCTACCCTTTTTAAATAAAATGGAGGCGATTTAATGAGTAAGAAAAAAATAGGTACATGGAACGGTGTTCCCGTATATACTGACTTTTTACCTTTTGGAACAAGACGTACAGGGCAAAAGCTTACAACAGGAAAACCACGTTTTGCAGTATTTCATGACACAGGTAATCCAGATACCACAGCACAGGACAATGTTAATTATTATAGAAATACTTATAATATTGGTTGGGATTCTGTAGCATCAGCACACGTATTTGTTGATGATAAAGAAGCTATTATATGTATTCCAGTAACAGAGAAAGCATGGCATGTATTGTATGATACGCCAACTGATAATGCTTGGTATGGTGTTGATGCAAATGATGGTGCATTTGGTATTGAAGCATGTTACTTTAAAAATAAAGCACGTTCAATGAAGTCATTAGATAATGCGTGTCGTATAGCAGCAGTATTATGTGAATCATGGACTATTAATCCTAAAAACGAAATGCCCGGGCATCAAGATATTCAAGCAGATAAACAAGATCCCGGTAATATCTTATCTGCATGTGGTTATAGTCGACGTGATATGAAAGTCATTGATAATTTAGTTGTTGGTTACATGAACGGTAAATCAACATCATCAAAGAAACAACCAAAAACTGTCTTTCATTGGACAGGTAAATTTACAACATATAAAACAAATAAAAAACCAATTGTTGTAAGATATAAAGCTGGTTTAAATGAAAGAAAAGTTGATAAAAATTCTTGGATATATCCTAATCAATATGTTAAATTTGATAGAATTATTAAAAAAGATGGTTATTGGTGGTTAGGTTTTTATTACCAACAAAAAGGTGCTAGTAAAGAAAGATTTTATATGCCAGTAGGTAAAATTGAAGATAAACAAGAAAAAATTAAAAATGAAAAAAATCTTTGGGGAAAATTGGAGGTTGACTAAATGGCTAGTAAATTTGTAAGAAGTGTAAAAGATATTTACCACTTAGAAAATTTTAATACAAATCTTGTTGATGAAAATGATATATTATCAACGATTGATGGTGATGTTTACATTTACACAAAAAATGGTTTTCTTCATTTAGAAAGTATCGAACCATTACAAGATGAAGTTCAAGAAGTACAAGAAAAATTATCAGATAACGAACAACGTATTTATAATAATGAAGAAAAAATAAAAAAGGTTGAATTTTTACCAGATGAAGTACAAGAAGTTCAAGAAAAACTATCAGATAATGAAAAACGTATCTATGATAATGAACAAAAAATTGATTCAATTAATATCGATGAATTGAAACAAGAACAAAAAACGTTATCAGAAAAGATTGACGAAACAACAAACGAAACAAATGAAAAAATTCAATCTAATACGAATAAAATCAATGAAATTAATATTAAAGATACAGGTTGGAAAAATATTAACATCACTGGTAGTGGATTAACACCACATACTGATCCACCACAATATAGAATAACAACTGTAAAAGGAATTAGAACCGTTGCTTTACGTGGTGCAGTCAATGGATATAAAGGTGACAATATCACAGTTGGTAAAATTCCTATCAGTGGTGAGTTGTCAAATCCACATTATTATGTACAAAATACATCTAAAAAAAGTGGGTCAATCAACTTTATGAGAATCACAATTAAACGTGAGGGAGATATTGTCTTAGAGGGTACAACAAATGATTCACCAACGGGCGATGAATGGTGTCCAATTAATACAGTATTTATAGACTAAATTATGATATAATAGACACGTGAAAGCGTGTCTATTTTTTACATATAAGGAGGATAAGCAATGGCAGATAGAAAATTAACACATTTTAAATTTTTCTATAATACACCACTGACAGATTATCAAAATACAATTCACTTTCCATCAAATGCAGCACGTGATCATTATTTTTTAAATGAAAATCACTTTTATGCTATTGATTACAAAAATATACCATTTAATTTTATACGTGATAGAAATATGGTAAATCTTGAACAAATGTCATGGAAAGACGCACAGGGTATCAATTATTGTACATTTAAATCTGATTTTGAAAATAGACGTTATTATGCGTTTGTCAATCAAATTGAATATGTCAATGATCATGTGACGCGTATGTATTTAGTCATTGATACAGTCATGACTTACACACAGGGCAATGTATTATCTACTGTTCAAAATGCATTTGTTGAACGTCAACATTTACCACGTGAGGTCTATAATTATTTGTTACCATCACTAAGAAATAATGATGATGTCATTAAAGCCAGTAACAAATACTATCTTAATAATTATCTTGAACAGTTTGGCGGTAATCTTGTTTTATTCCAATCAAGTGCTGATTTATCTAAAAAATTTGGTACTAAAAAAGAACCAAACTTAGAATCTTCAAAAGGGATTACTTACGATTACATTACAAGTCCAGTTAATTTATATGTCATGAATCGTGAGGATTTTAATAACTTTATGGATAAAATGAGTAAATATCCATGGATTACACAAAACTTTCAAAAAATCATATTAATACCTGCAACATTTATTAATAAAGATGATTTAGAAGCAGTCAAAACACAAGAAGATATAAAAGGATTAATGACACTTAAAAATGATAAATTATCTAATGAGTGGGAATTAAAAGAATTACGTGTACCATTTGAACGATTGCAATATATGTTAAATAGTAATCAAGATGAATTAAAACATCTTGTAAGAAATGAATATTTAACCATTGAAATTTATTCATGGAATGGTGACAGTTTATTACTTGACGCAGGAAAAATAACAGAAAAAACAGGGGTTAAATTAAGAACAAAATCTATTATTGGATATCATAACGAGGTACGTATTTATCCAGTAGATTATAACAGTGCACCTAATGAAAAACCAATCAAAGCAAGTGATAATTCAATATTGATTGATACGGGTTCATTTTTAAATACAGCTATCACGTTTGATAGTTTTGCCGAAGTCCCTATTTTAATTGATAATGGATTACTGGCACAATCTCAACAAGCTAATAAACAAAAAAATGCACAAAGTAATTTAATTTCAAATAGAATCAATAATGTTGTCAATGGTAATGATTTAAAATCAAGATTTTATGACGCTGTAAGCATTGGATCAAATCTTTCACCAACGGCATTATTTTCAAAATTTAATGATGAATATAATTACTATAAAGAATTACGAGCAGAATATAAGGATTTAGCATTACAACCACCAACAGTAACAAGTTCAGAAATGGGAAATGCGTTCCAAATCGCAAATAGTATTAATGGATTAACAATGAAAATTGGTGTACCCGCGCCCTTCGACATGGATAATATTAAACGTTATTATTTCATGTTAGGTTTTGAAACGAATGACCAAGCAGGCACACCATTCCCAATTGATTCATGGACGGTATGCAATTATTTAAGAATGAGAGGTACGTATACCATTGACGGAATTGACCCTATGCTTTTAGAACAATTAAAAGTATTACTTGAAACGGGTGTAAGATTTTGGCATAACGACGGAACAAACAATCCAATGGCACAAAATGTATTTAAAAATAAATTTAGAAAGTAGGTTTAAAAAAATGGAAAAAGGTGAATTACACGTACAATATACACAAACTGACGCTTTTCACACATTTATATATGCAGGTGATATAAAATTACTGTATTTTTTAATGATATTAATGTGTGTTGATATTATTACAGGTTTAGCAAAGGCATTTAAAAATAGAAATTTATGGAGTAGAAAATCAATGTATGGATTCGGTCGTAAAATACTTGTTTTCTGTATTATTATTTTAGCAAATATTATCGATCAAATTTTAAACTTAAATAATGGATTATTAATGGTAACAATCTTTTTCTATATTGCGAATGAGGGATTATCTATTATTGAAAACTGTGCAGAAATGGGGGTTCTTGTTCCAGATGAAATAGGTGAAAAATTAAAAGTGATACGTGGAAAAAAAGAGGGTGGAAAAGATGAACGATAAAGAAAAAATTGATAAGTTTATACATTCCAATTTAAATGATGATTTTGGATTAAGTGTTGATGATTTAGTACCTAAAGTTAAGGGCATTGGACGATTTCAAGCGTGGTGTGGTAATGATTCAAGCAAAATTAGGCAGGTTCTCAATGCAGTTAAAAGCATTGGGGTGTCACCTGCCCTATTTAGCGCATATGAAAAAAATGAGGGCTATAATGGAAGTTGGGGTTGGTTGAACCATACATCACCACAGGGCAATTATTTAACCGATGCACAATTTGTTGCACGTAAACTTGTGTCACAATCACGTCAAGCAGGTACGCCAAGTTGGATAGATGCAGGAAATCCAGTTGACTTTGTTCCTGCTAGTGTAAAAAGAAAAGGAAATTATGACTTTTCACATAATATGAAAAATGGAAAAGTAGGTCGTGCCTATATTCCATTAACTGCTGCTGCAACATGGGCAGCATATTATCCAGAGGGATTACAAGCAAGTTATAACAGAGTTCAAACTTACGGTAATCCATTTTTAGACGCAGCAAATACCATACTTGGTTGGGGTGGTAAAATAGACGGTAAAGGAGGATCAAGTAGTGGTTCAAGTAGTTCTAGTAGTCCTAGTGGTGGGCTTGATGTTGTGGCACGTGCCTTTGAAGAATTTCTTAAAAAATTACAAGACAGTATGCAGTGGGATTTGCACTCTATTGGTACTGATAAATTTTTTTCAAATCAAATGTTCACTATTACCAAAACATATAATAACACGTATCGTTTAAATATGAATCAAAAATTACTTGATGAAATGAAAGACTTAATATCAAGAATTGATGGAGGTAGTGGAAATGATACGGGTGCTGATGATAGTGATGGTGATCATGGTGGAAAAGCTGGTAAATCCGTTGCACCTAATGGAAAAAGTGGAAGAAAAATAGGTGGTAACTGGACTTATTCCAATTTACCACAAAAGTATAAAGATGCCATTGAAGTACCAAAATTTGATCCAAAATATTTAGCAGGTAGTCCATTTGTTAATACAGGTGACACAGGACAATGTACAGAATTGACATGGGCGTATATGCACCAAATATGGGGTAAAAGACAACCTGCATGGGATAATCAAGTCACAAACGGTCAACGTGTTTGGGTGGTATATCGTAATCAAGGTGCACGTGTGACACACCGACCAACAGTGGGCTATGGATTCAGTAGTAAACCTAATTACCTACAAGCAATGTTACCGGGTGTTGGACATACAGGTGTTGTTGTAGCAGTATTTAAAGATGGTTCATTTTTAACAGCTAACTATAACGTACCACCTTATTGGGCACCTAGTCGTGTTGTTGAATATGCACTGATTGATGGTGTTCCTGAAAATGCAGGTGATAATATTATGTTCTTTAGTGGTATTAAATAAATTTTATGCTATAATATAAGTATGCTAGATATTCTAGTAAATAAACAACAAAACATAATCCGTATGGCAAACGATACTTGTCACTATACCTCGTAAAAAAGACGCTACTATGATGTAGCGTCATTTTTTATATCTTTATGAACCATATATAATATGTTTATATCACATTTATTTTTAATTTCAAATTGATATGGAAATAAGTCACTAAATGAAAAAGCACCTACTTCACTCTCTATATATAATATATCATCATCATTCACATCATCATATTCTTGTCTTGCTTGTTTTAAAACATCTTCTTTTCTATCTTCAAGTGATTTTGTAAAGTAAACATCATAGGGCGTACCTTTTTCTATATATGTTTTTGATGGATAAATAGAAATCGTTTTTTGTTCGTTATAAATAGATTTGTTGTTATACACAATCGCTTTATGGTGAAAATCATTTTTAATAAAATTATCAAATGTTTGATTTTTATTAAACGCGTCTAAAGGTATACCTGCACTTGCAATTTTAATTGTGTTATCTTCTTTTTGGTAGGCATACTTTTTATGATTGAGTACATACATTTTTTTAATAACGTGGTTTTCAATGTCCCACTTACCTAATGCAATAGGATCAAATAAATCATTATTGATTTTATGTTTTATTTTAGATTTTAAATATAGGCTATCTGTATCACAATAGATAAAACATTCATCTATTTCAGATTGTGTTAATGATTGCAAGGGTTCAAGTAAATTATAAAGGGCTTGTGACGTAACAAAAGTAGAAAATAATAAATTACGTTCACTGTTTTTGTAACCATTTTCATGATTAACAATAAAACCATCTTCATCACGTCTAAACAAATTAAAATGTGAACGTAATGCAGGTATACCATAAAGACCATTTAAAACAACTTTACTTAACATGATTTCTTCTTTGGAATAGGTGTGTGTATTGACTTCATCTGTAATTTTATAATCATAAGGTGAATTCATAATGATTTTTTTATCCAGTTTTCCCTGTGTTTTTATAAAATAATTATGATGAATAATATCACGTGCACCAAAATATTCACATTCATAGCACACAAAAGCAAACACTTTTATTTTGTCAAAAGTTATACCCGTTAAATCACGAATCATGCGTAAAGTGTTTGTATTTATATTAACAAACTTTTTGTCATTATTGTAGTATTTAACTAAACATTGTTTAATTAGATCACTTTCAATATATCGTAATATGGTACGATTGAAAGTTACTTTATCCATTTTATAAAGTGAATAAACATCTCTATTATCTAACTCAACATTTATTGATGTTGGTTTTTCAAATTCATCAAAATCATATATATACATAGGCAACTTTTCATGATACATCACATAAGGATAACTACTATTAATGTCAATTGAAAAACATTCCTCATCAATAATTGTATCTAGGTAACGTGAATTATACATATTTAATCCACCACGATAGAATCCTTTTATAAAATCGTAAAAGTTCATATCAAAGAACGTGAAGTCGGTATATGATATTTTTTGTTTACCTTTTTTATTTAATAGCTGCAATCGTGTTGTTTCATTATTAATATAGCTTTTCATAATATTTACACTAAAAGTCATAGCACTATAATCAAATCCGGGAAATATATCACTATAATGGATATGACACATACCTAATATGATGACATCGTTTCTAATATAGGTCATTTGTGATTCTGTAAGTTGATGAAAACATTCATAAGCATAATCATAAGCTTGTTTATCTGTCATATCATGTTCTACATCAAACACATCATAGTCAAAATCAGTTTTTAAATCATCTTCACTAATATAGCCACCGTCTTTGAGCTTTTTACCTAATGTAGCGATTGATGTATTTGTTTTCATAAAATTATCTATAATGTTAAATTTAAATCCTTTTAAATACATCATTAAATCTAAATTGATACTTGATTTAACACGTTTTTCTAAAATCACATTTGTTTCTTTTGATAATAATTTTGCTTCATTAATATTAACTGTATTTGAATTATCATCAGCACTTTTCATATATAGATTTTCAATAATCAGATCATCACTAAAAAAATGTTGTGTATCATGTAGTAAAAAGTGATTATCATATTTGTTACAGTTATGTGCTATCATGTTGATTGTTGTTTTTGATTTAGTAATGGTATCACGTCTTTTTGCATAATCAAAAAAAGATTGATAAAAGGCTTTAAAACTAGGAAAAACTTCAACATCAATATGTTGTCCATCATACCAACCAATTGCAACACTGTATGTCACGTTTTTATATTTAGTAGGTTTTTGTCTACCTGCAATTTTATTATAGTTTAATGTTTCTATATCCCAGTAAAGATACATATGCTTTTGACCTTTATGTTTTTGCATTGCTTCTAATAATCCCATGTTCTACACCTCTAATCAAAATCCATTATACCATATAAAAAGCAATATGTAAAAACTTTACACATTGCTTATAAATGATTTGACTAGATTTTTTTTGGTACGTTCAATGTAATTATCATAATACATTTTTTCTTTTTGTTCAAAAGGTTTGTATCCTTTTTTATTTCGTTCTTCTTTTAAATGATATTTAATTATTTTATTCATATTTAAATAAATAAAATCATCTTCATTTAATACAAATGATTTACTGTAAGCGTTATCAAAATGAAGATTTGAGGGATTGTAATAACGTTTGGAATGATTTTCCTTATAAAAACTATCTCTTAAAAATAGTGCACCTTTTTCAACATCTGATACATCAGTACAAAATTGATAGTTTTCTGCATAGGGTACAACTTTAATATTAGTTTGATAGTCATTCAAGTGATACATCACTTTAATAAAATTGTAAGGGGTTTTGATATAGAAAAAGTTTCCATTACTTGATATATGTGCTCTCAATTTATCATCAGCTAAATTAAAAGTATTGAAATCAAATTCACCTGTTGTCATAGAATCGTTATCAGTATTAAATGCACGTGTATTACGATTCTCATTAGAAAATTCATTACGCCTCATTTCAAGCATAATATTACCGTATTGTCGCTTAGTATTCATAGCAAATTTTGAATGATGTTGTAACTGTTCATAAATATTTAAGTTAGCAAGTAGGGGACTAGAAAAATTTACAGCATTTCCTAATAAAACAATTTTAGGTATTTTAATGTACTCAATATTTCCATGGTTTCTGTCTATGGATTCATAAATTGTTTTTAACTTTTCCCACTCATCAATTAAATAGTCACTTTCCAAAGCTAGAAATTCATCATATATAATAATTGGAAAGTTTTTCATAAAGTTGGAATGATATTTTAAATCTGTTGCATTATTGAGATGTGTAATAATACCTATTTCTTTATCACCATAACCAACAGCTATATAATCTTGTGTGTTTCTAAAAAATAAATCATTATCATTAAAATGTTTTTGTTCGATACAAATACGTTCTAATAATTCTCTATAAGCATCACGCAATGTATGGTGTCTAGCAAGTAGCGTAAATTTGATGTCTAAATCAATCGCTAACTTCATAAAAAAGGCAACATAGTTGAATGTTTTTCCATCTGATCTATTAGAGATGGAAATTAAAAAATCAATATCTAAATTCATTAAATCATCAGCAAGTTCAATTTGGTTATATTGCTTTGGAATAGAACGTCTAAACTTAGTTACAAAGTTTTGATAATCTTTGACTTCATTCAGTCGTGACTTTTTCATGTTTTCCCTCCTTACTTGAATAATAATCAATAATATCTTGAATGTTTTCAAACATATTTTAACCTACCTGTCTGACGTAATAAACCACGTTATATTTAACTTGTTTTTTATTGACAATATCTGCTACTTTCGTTGCTTCTGCAAGTTCTTCAAATAGCTTTTCCGTTGATTTAATAAAGTGTGATATTTCTTGTGAACCATCATTTTCTTTGACTGATTCTTGGAATAGGTGACGTTTGTGCATATTACCTTTTTCTTCCCATTCATAGTCAAGTTGTATATATACATTTTCTATATTGGTCAATTTTTCTTGATTCTTACCACTGACTAAACTTTTTGCATCATTGTAACCTATCTTTTTTGGTTTAGGTAATTTAACTTTTCCTTTTTCTACAAATAAATTATTAAAGTAATTATACTCATGTATATATTCTTTTTGTAACTCCTCATCATCAAATAAAAATGTAAATCCATCACGTTCATATGTTGATTGATTTTTTGTTGTTGATTCTCTAAAAGCATTTGAACGTGCAATGCGATTACTTTTATTACCTTTATTACCTTTTGCCATTGACTACACCTCTAATCTTGATGTGGATACGAGCCACTAGCTTTATTATGTGGATAAATATGTTTGTTTTGATTTGCTTCATATTCAAATTCATGATACATATATTCATCAATCAGTTTTCCATCTTTATAAATAAGTATATGTGAATTATCATCATTAACAAGCCAAATATTAACTGTTGTATTTAAAAATTTTAGATCACTTATTGCAATTCCAAAATGTTCACGATAATTTCCGTACATATCCTTTTCTAAAAAATAATTAAGTGGTGTATCAAGTGTAATTTCTTGTTCATCAGTTACATTAAACAAATCATTTTTATTAATAATATAAGTTTCAACCACTGCACCATGATTAAATATTACATATGAACCATTATTAGAATGAAACTTTTTATTTTTTATATTATGACTCCATGCCCAGTCAACTAATTCATTCAAATGCAGCTTCATTTGATGTTTAATTATCATAATAATTTCCCTCACTTTCTAAATCATTAAGAATACTTGTGATTTCAAATAAAGCATTTTCTAATTTTTCTCTTTGTTCTTTTGTTAAATCATAATCGTTGAGTGCATTAACAATATTATAATAGGCTTTAATTAAATTCATATAGTCACTCCTTTTATAATTGACTATTGAAACCACTAATAATGCAATTATACCATATAAACATAATCCAATTGTAACAATTGTACCAAACATAAACTAAACCCCTTTATAAGAATTAACATCAATCACAATATTAATCGTACCGTCTTTATCAGTAATTGTTATATACTCACATTCAATATCATCAAAAAATTTTTTTGTACGACTTAAATATTTTTTACTTCTTTGACAAAGTACAACAAATCCTTTATTCATAGCATAGGCTTTTTCTAATACATCAATAATACTTTTTTCAAATGCTAACATATTTATCACTCCATAATAAAAAAGGGGACAAAGCCCCTTTATTTAATTTTTATTTAAAATGGTATATCTTCATCACTAATATCAATTGGACCATTAGCGTGAGCGAACGGGTTACGTCGCTCATTTTCTACTTTTTTTTCAGATTCAGGTTCAGGTTCACGATATAACGGATTACGTTGCTCAGGTTCAGGTTCAGGTTCAACCTCTTGTTTTGTTTTTTCACTAGGTACTAAATTAATACTATGTGATTTACGATTATATTTTTTAGATTCAAATTCATAAATTTCAAAATCAAATAAACGTTGATTGATTGCATCAACCATTTCTTCATCTTTTCTCATATCTTCAATCATTTCTGTTAAGTGATTAGGTAGATTTACAATATAATTACCACTAATAATAACACCTTGATCACCAAATTTACCTTTGGTATTAATAAATAGTGCTTCAATAGGGTATGTTTTTGACATATCCAATTCACCTAGTTTGATGTAATCTCTTTCTTTTTCATTGTCATACTCGAATTTTGCGCCACCGTTTGAATATTTATTTAATAATTCTTTTACATTTGCCATTGTTAATTTCTCCTTTATACTTGTATTTGTAATAATTCATCATATGAAACTGTAATCATTTTTGAAGTTCTTTTACTGTCTAATAATGTATGACCTTCTGGAATATGTTGTAATATTTCACGTTTAGTAATTCTATAATCTTGTTTAGGAATAAAAAAGTCATACTCTTCATGTCTATCATTTTTTGAGTAAATTGTAAAACCCTTAATTTCAACATCAATATAATTCATATACACACCTCCATTTAGAATATAATATTAAATAAGATAATTAGAATATGTGTACGTTGTAATTATAATAAAACCCTTTATAAAACTGCCATTGATCTAATCCATTATCACCTGCTAAATATTGTAGTAATGATTTATCTTCATTTTCATCATTAATAAATTGTAATACAGGTTCATTATAGTTGATCAGTAATTGTTGACTTGCAACTAATAAATTATTTGCATTTTCTGATGTATAAAAATCATTCCATTGTTGAAGTAAATTAAATAGTTGCAACATTTCCGTATAGGCTTGACCTTTTTCATTTGTCACTTTATCTCACCTCCATTTCTAACTTGACTTTATTATATAATAGGTGTGAATTTTTTGCAATAGTTTTGACGATATTTTTTGAAAAAAATTTACATTACATATTTAATAGAAATAATGATCGTTTCTTATTCATAATCCATCGTTTAATTTTGAATGTATTTTTTATTGACCTTTTACTCAAAATTTCTGTCGCAATGATCCAAATTCTTCTATCGTTTCTGGGTGGGGCTGGGGTGAAGTAATAGAAAAATTATTCTTAATATTT